GATTGGACGGATTGAGGCCAAACTGGCAGCAAGTCCTCCTGTGAAACGTACATCGTCAGCGCCAGCGCCTATTTCGCCTGTCTCTGCCCGATCCACTGGATCACCGGCTTATGACACTACTGATCCACGGTCTACTAAGACTATGTCGGATTCGCAGTGGATTGAAGCTGAACGGGCACGGCAGCGTAAAAAGTGGGAAGCGCAGGCTAACCGCTAATTTTTTTTCTTAAAGGACTTATTCCATGTCTAACAGTATCTTAACCATTGACATGATTACCCGAAAGGCTCTCGAAATCCTCGAGAACAATCTGGTACTCACCCGTAACGTAAACCGTCAGTACGACGACAGCTTTGCTGTTGAAGGTGCCAAGATCGGTTCTACCCTGCGTATTCGCCTGCCTGACCGCGCTTTGGTCACCGATGGCGCTGCGCTGCAAGTGCAGGATGACAACGAGCAGTTTACAACTCTGTCCGTTTCCTCCCAAAAGCACATTGGCGTGAACTTCACGTCTGCTGAATTGACCATGCAATTGGACGATTTCGCAGAGCGTGTTCTCAAGCCGCGTATCAGCCAATTGGCCTCCAGCATTGACGCTGACGTTGCTAATGCTTACAAGACCATTGGTCAAAGCGTTGGTAGCCCTGGCACTACCCCGTCCACTTCCTTGGTGCTGTTGCAAGCCCAACAAAAGCTGAACGAGGCCGCCGCTGTGATGTCGCCCCGCTATGCAACGGTTAACCCCGCTGCTAACGCTGGTCTGGTTGAAGGCATGAAAGGTTTGTTCAATCCCACCGACACCATCAGCAAGCAGTTCAAGAACGGCATGATGGGCACTGGCGTGCTGGGCTTTGACGAAATCAATATGTCTCAGTCTATCAAGCAGCACACCACCGGTTCGCGCGATGCAACTGCTTCCACTTTGGTGAAAACCCCAGGCGTGACCAGCGAAGGTTCTTCCACCATCCTGTTGGAACAAGGTTCGGTTACGACCACCATCAAAGCTGGCGATGTCTTCACCGTTGGTAGCTGCTTTTCTGTGAACCCGCAAACCCGTGAAACCACTGGTTCGCTGTTCCAGTTTGTGGCTTTGGCTGACGCTACCGCTGTGTCTGGCACTTGGACTGTAACTGTGGCTCCTATGTACTCGGCTTCCCACGCACTGGCGACCATGACTTCGTTGCCAGCTACGGGCGCTGTTGTGACTTTCTTGGGCACCGCTTCTACCGCTTACGCGCAGAATCTGGTTTACCACAAGGACGCTATCACCTTTGCTACCGCTGACCTGTTGCTGCCCCAAGGCGTTGACATGGCTTCGCGTGCAGCTCATAACGGTATCAGCCTGCGCGTTGTTCGTCAGTACGACATCAACAACGACCGTATGCCTTGCCGTATTGACGTTCTGTATGGCTACAGCACCATTCGTCCTCAGATGGCTTGCCGTCTGTGGGGCTAATCAACTTTTTCTGAAGGAAAATAATCATGGCTACTCTACCTAATGGCGCAGGCGGTTACCAAATTGGTGATGGCAATCTGAGCGAAATTCAACTGAACACCCAAACTACCCCAGCAACGGCAACTGTCACGGCAACGCTGACAACTGCCCAACTGCTGAACGGTATCATTTTGGGCACTCCCACTACAACCGCAGCGGCTTACACACTGCCTTTGGCGACTGACCTGGACGCAGTTGTGTCTAGCGCCAAAGTCAATAGCAGCTTTGACTTTGTGGTGATTAACACCAACGGTTCCGGTTCTGGCGTGATTACCATCACCACCAACACCGGCTGGTCAATCGGTTCGTCCGGCTCACAAGGCTTGATGACCGTCACCACCGCTGGCACGGCCCAAAAGTACCGCGCCGTGAAAACTGGCGACGGCGCTTGGTCTTTGTACCGCGTAGCCTAAACCTAACGGGGGCTTCGGCCCCTGTTTTCTGAGGAAACATCATGTCAAACACCAAAGCAACCGGCGTTGCGTATCTTGACCCTGAATTCAGCACGATGTACGCAACCGATGAAATCGGTTACGCAGCGTCTGGTCAAGGTTCGGTTACGCAAGCGACCAGCAAATCGACGGCGGTGACGCTGGACAAGAGCATGGGTCGCATCACCATGAACAACGCGTCGTTGGCCACCGCCACCAACGCCACGTTCACGCTGAACAATTCGTTGATCAGCGCCAATGACACCGTGATTTTGACTATTTCTGGTGGTCAAGCGACACCTGGCTCATACAACGTATTTGCCAACGCGCTTGCTACTGGTTCGGTCAGCATCACGCTGCGAAACATCTCCGGCGGCACACTGTCGGAAGCTGTTGTCATCAATTTCTGCGTTATCCACGGCGCGGTCTAAAAAGGAGGGGGCCACAAGCCCCCTTTCTCACCTATGGTCATATACCTACAGCACCCCATCCACGGCAGAAAAGTCGCCACAATGGAACTTGAAGCAGAAGCCGATGAAGCAAACGGCTGGGTGCGATATACTGAGGATACGCCTAATGTTGAACTGGCGGCTCCTGTGAACGTCTTGGAAGTAAAGCGACGTAGAAAAGTTGAACTAGAAGGAGTCTAGCTATGGCGACGTATACAGCGGGTGACCAAATCAATCGCGCATTGCGTTTGCTCGGCGTTTTAGCTGAAGGCGAAACCACATCTGCGTCAGTGTCGCAAGACGCGCTGACCGCAATGAATCAGATGATTGATTCATGGAACACTGAGCGCCTTTCTGTATTTTGTACACAAGACCAAGTGTTTACTTGGCCTGCTGGCGAGTACATCCGCACACTTGGCCCGTCGGGCAACTTTGTGGGTCTGCGCCCCGTTTTGTTGGACGACGCAACTTACTACCGCGATCCAGGCACAAACGTCAGCTTTGGCATCAAATTTATCAATCAACAACAGTATGACGGCATTGCAGTCAAAACTGTAACTAGCACATATCCGCAAGTAATTTTTGTGAATATGGGTTACCCAGACATCACAATGTCCATTTACCCACGCCCTACGCGGGATTTGGAATGGCATTTTGTAAGTGTTCAAGAGCTGGCTGCACCGGCCACTTTGGCGACTGTGCTGGCTTTCCCGCCAGGCTATTTGCGGGCGTTTACCTACAACCTAGCAATGGAGATCGCCCCTGAATTTGGCGTTGAGCCAAGCCCACAAGTGACCCGCATTGCCATGACTAGCAAGCGTAATCTGAAGCGCATTAACAACCCTGACGATGTGATGTCAATGCCTTACGCCATCGTGGCTACTCGCCAGCGGTTCAACATCTACGCAGGAAACTACTGATGCAAACCCCGATACTCGGCGCGTCCTACGTCGCCCGCAGTATCAATGCTGCGGATAACAGGATGATTAATCTGTTTCCAGAGGCCACGCCAGACGGCGGAAAGACGGCCGCTTTCCTTAACCGCGCCCCTGGCCTCAATTTTCTACAAACAGTGGGCACAGGCCCAATTCGCGCGTTGTGGGCGCATCAGACCAACGGCAGCGATTTCTATGTTGTGTCAGGCCAAGAAGTCTACAAGCTGACCGGCTTGACGGCCACGCCTACATTGCTAGGTACGGTGTCCGGTACAGGGCCGGTGTCCATTGCGGACAATGGAACGCAGATTTTCTTTGCTTGCAACCCTGATGGATACATTTACAACGAAACCACCAACGTGTTTGCCCAAATTACAGACCCAGACTTTGCTGGCGCTGTGACGGTTGCTTACCTTGATGGGTACTTTGTTTTTAACCAGCCCAATAGCCAATTTATTTGGGTTTCGCAATTGCTTGATGGGTCTTCAGTTGACCCGTTGGATTTTGCATCCGCTGAAGGTTCACCCGATGGTGTAGTGGGACTCATATCCGATCACCGCGAACTGTGGGTGTTTGGCACTGATTCGGTGGAAGTCTGGTACGACTCGGGCGCTGCCGACTTCCCATTGCAACGCATTCAAGGTGCTTTTAACGAAATTGGCTGTGTTTCTGCGTACACCATTGCTAAGATGGACAACGGCCTGTTCTGGTTAGGCACAGATGCTCGCGGCCAAGGCATCGTCTACCGCGCTAACGGTTACACCGGCCAACGCATCTCCACCCATGCTATTGAGTACGCAATTGCTCAGTACGGCAACATTTCAGACGCTATTGCGTACACCTACCAGCAGGAAGGCCACGCCTTCTATGTGCTGACATTTCCATCGGGTAATGCCACTTGGGTGTATGACGTAGCTACGCAAGCCTGGCATGAACGCGCTGGGTGGGACGCTGGCGAATTCACCCGTCACCGCAGCAACTGCCAATGCAACTTTGGCGGCAACATTATTGTGGGTGACTATGAAAATGGCAACATCTACACATTAGACCTTGATGTATACGCTGATAACGGCGATGTACAAAAGTGGTTGCGCTCATGGCGTGCGTTGCCATCAGGCACAAACAATCTCAAGCGCACCGCGCATCACAGCTTGCAGTTAGATGTTGAATCTGGCACTGGGTTAAATGTTGGGCAAGGCTCTGATCCTCAAGTAATGTTGCGCTGGTCGGATGACGGCGGCCATACTTGGAGCAATGAGCATTGGGCCGGTATGGGCAAGATTGGCGAATATTACAAGCGCGTTTTTT